CTGCATACGATATCCGAAGGAGTTTACCAGATGATTTCCAGTATTGGAGACTCTGGAACAAAAACACAAAAGATTTTCAATGTTGCGGCAAAAGCTGCAAAGGGTGGCGGATCATCTGTACAGGAATCCGTGGCACTGATCAGCTCTGCTATGAAGGGGTATGACAGTGTAAATGTAAAAACAGCACAAAGCATCTCAGACATGGCTTTTCAGACTCAGAAATTAGGGGTCACAACCTATAAAGAATTAGCGGCATCGATGCAACCGCTATTCCCGTTGGGAAAATCATTAAATGTGTCATACCAAGAACTCTTTGGATCCATGGCAACCTTGACAGGTGTTACTGGCAATACTGCGGAAGTTACAACACAGATGAAAGGATTGTTCACAGGTTTGTTAAAACCAACAGAATCCATGAGCAAACTGATGCAGAAATACGGCTATGAAAATGGTCAGGCTATGATAAAAGCAGAAGGAATGCAGGGAGTGCTGAAAATCTTGCAGAAAGAAACAGGTGGGCAGTCAAATAAGATGGCTCAGCTTTTTAGCAATTCAAGAGCATTAACCGCAGCGTTGGCACTGACTGGAAGCCAGTATGAAACGTTCAAAGAGAAGACTGCAAAGATGGGGAAAGCTCAGGGATCAACGGAAAAAGCTTTACAAGATATGCAGACATCTATGAGTAAGCTTCGAAAAACAATCAATGTTGTAAAAAATTCATTAACTGTATTTGGAAGTGCAGTATTACAGGTAGTAGTACAGCCAGCAACAAAGGCAGCGAACAAGCTCAGCGAGTTGACAGATAGATTTTCGAAGTTGTCTCCAGAAACGCAGAAATTTATTGTGAAAGTAGCATTGATTGTAGCGGCAGTTGGTCCGGCGATCGTGATTATCGCGAAACTAACACAAGGAGTTGGTGCGCTGTATTGGAATGTCGGAAGAATGATAAAAACTGTCCAAGGGGCAGAAAGTTTTGCTTCTTTAATTACTCCGGGTGGAAAAATTGTTTTGATCTTGACAGGAATTGCAATTGCTGCGGTTTTGGTTTACAAAAATTGGAATAAAATTACGGCAGCAGCAAAAAATATGCAAAAAACGGCAGTCACAGCATTGAATGCAGCAGGCGTTGATACGAAAAAACTAGGATCAACTGTAAAGAGCATTGCTAAGACAGCTAGTTCAGCATTTGGAACGATAGGAAAAGGAGCAGGAAAGATTATAAGTGGATTAAGACCAGTAGCAACATTTCTTTCTGGAGCATTTAAAAAAGCATTTACTATCGTTTTATCATTTGTAGTAGCAAGATACTCAGGATGGCTAAAATCGACGATTGACGTTGTACATGGAGTCACAACAGCATTTAAAGGAATTATAGAATTTATTTCAGGCGTATTTACTGGAAACTGGAAAAAGGCGTGGAATGGAGTAAAAAATATATTCAAGGGAGCGTTTGAAGCACTTGTTGGCATTGCAAAAGCTCCACTTAATACAGTGATTGGACTTGTGAATACAGCGATCAGTGGATTAAATAAAGTTAGCGTAAAAATTCCATCATGGGTGCCTGGAAAATATGGTGGAAAACAATACGGTATCAATATTCCTAAGATTCCAATGCTAGCAAAAGGAACAAATAACTGGAGCGGTGGAATTGCGCAGATCAATGAGAAAGGTGGAGAAATTGTAGATCTTCCAAGAGGAAGCAGAGTATATCCGCATGATGCTTCGGTCAGAATGGCGAGAAATGAAGGAAAGAAAGTCTACAAGATTGAAAAACTTGCGGACACAATCATCGTAAGAGAAGAAGCTGACATTGATAAAATTGCTGAAAGAATTGCAGACAAACTAGAAGCAGTACCAGCATAAGGAGAACGTTATGGAAATATGGTTAAACAATGGAAATGACAAGATCCGGTTCCCGGTATTGCCATCAAGTTTTAAAATTGGAACTTCGCAGAATAATACATCAGAGAACGTGCATCGAAAAGGCGAAATAAATCTGTTAGGTGAAAGGAACTTAGAAACAGTAGAGCTAAGTTCCTTTTTTCCGGCTCAGGAATATGATTTTTGTCAGTACAAAGGATTTAATACAAATCCATATACGTACATCAATAAGATAAAGGACTGGAAACAGAACAAGATCACTCCGACACTTGTGATAACTGGAAGAGCAGATTTTAACAAGTATGTATCTATAGAATCTTTGGAGTATGGAGAAGAAGATGGATCAGGAGATGCAGCATTTACAATCAGTTTAAAAGAGTACATCACAATATCTTATTCAGAAACAAAGAAAAAAACATCCGGAGGGAAAAAAGTAAAAAAGAAATCTGGAAAGAAAAGAAACTCAAAGAGTAAAAAGACTATAAAATATACCGTTCGATCTGGAGATACATTAAAAAAGATTGCCAAGAGCAAAACAGGAAAATCTGCCAACGCTTCGAAGATCTATGCAAAGAATAAAAGCGTGATCGAAAAAGCGGCAAAAAAACATGGTAGAAGAAGCAGTAGTAAAGGAAGATATATTTATCAGGGAACGAAGTTGGTGATAACGGTATGAAAATTACATGGAAAGGAAATGACATATCTGATCTGGTTAATACAGTAACGTGGTCAGGAAGTGCTTATTCATCTGCACGATCCTTAGAATTTGCTCTTCCAAATCCAGCAGGAGATCCGAATGTAAAAACGCCAAACATAAAAACAGGCGATCTTATTTGTTTTTATGATGGTTCCAAGAAAAAGTTTCATGGAAAAGTTACAAAAAGAGAACGAAAAGGCGAAGCAGGTACAATAAGCTATACAGCGTACGATTATTTATTGTATCTGACCAGGAGCAAAGGAACGTACAAATTCAAGAAAAAAACGCCTGAACAGATCACAAGACTGATTTGCAAAGATCTGAAAATTAAAGTAAAAAACATTGCAAAAACAAAAGTAAAAATTAAGAAAATGCTTTTTACAGATAAAGAATATTACAACATGATTCTTGCAGCGTATACAAAAGCCCGAAAAAAAACAGGAACAAACTACCAGATCTTAATGGAAGGTGATCAATTATCAGTGATCAAAAAAGGAAAAATGTTAGATGTTACGCTAAATCAAAGCGAAGGCATAACAGAATCAAGTTATGAAGAAACAACTGATAACATGATCAACAAGGTTGCAATTTACAACTCCAAGAACAAAAAAATCGGTACAGTATCTAATAAAAACTGGATCAGCACATATGGAACATTTCAGGATTCTTTATCTGTTGAAAAAGGAAATGGAAAAAAAGAAGCAAAGAATACCTTAACAGGATTAGAAAAAACAGCATCTCTAACAGCAATTGGAGATATAAGGTGTATCTCTGGTTATGGAATCAAAATTCACGATGTAGATTCTGGACTTGACGGAAATTTTTGGATTGAAAATGATTCACACACTTTTGAAAATGGAATCCATACAATGACGCTAGAACTGGCGTTTAAAAATATCATGGAAACAGAAAGTGATGATGCCGAATCAAGTTCAAGTTCTGGAACTGTAAGTACAGGCATATTAAACGGAAGAAAAGTGAAAGCCTTATTTACAGCATATTATCCGGCATCAAATAAAATGGAGGGTGGATATTATGATTGTAAAGGAAAGAAGCTTGATCCAAGTAAATATACATGTGCTGCACCTGGTTCTGTGAAATATGGAACGCAAATACAAGTGCTTGGAACAAAAACGAGCAGAGATAAAAAAGTTCATAAGGTTAATGATCGTGGTGGCGCAATAAAAATTGTAAATGGCGTGTATCACTTTGACTTGCTCATGAAAACAAAAGCTCAGTGCAACAGATTTGGAAAACGAACAGGATATGCGATCATAGGAAATGGAACAGGATTCAAACAAAAGAAAGTTGATACCAAGCAAGCAGATAAAGTAATATCAAAAGCCAAAAAATACATAGGAAAAGTAAACTATGTATTTGGAGCATCGTCACCTGATTTGGGAAAAAGTGATTGTTCAGGTTTTACGTCATTTGTATTTCGAAAGGCGACAGGGAAGCAGATAGGAAGAAGTGCAAACGTTCAGGCGACAAGAGGAAGTAAGGTACAGAAAAAAGATCTGAGAAAAGGAGATCTTGTAATCTTCCAGGGAACATACAAAGCAGGACCATCGCATGTTGGCATTTACATCGGATCTAATAAATTTATTCATTGTTCTAATGCTGGAGTAAGAATAAGTAGCTTACAAAATGGTTACTATGCAAAACATTGGATGCAGGGAAGGAGAATCTTGTAATGAACGCATATGAAAGAATGTTAGAAGTTATGAGAAAACAAGGAAAAAAAGATAATCCGGCATCAATTGAAATTGCTTATGTCTCAGATGGACAAGTAATCCATCATGGACAGAAATTGGACAAAGATGATTATTTAATTACAGAAGGATTATCTCTGAAAAATGGAGATAAAGTTCTGATCGTACAGATAAACGATGAAGAATATGTAGTTATATGCAAGGTGGTGAGTGCGTAATGTTTCCGTTTGAGAAAGATACAGAAGAATTAGAAGAGGAAGAAGAAATTGAATATTATCCGAAAGAATATGATATTGATTTCTCTTCTGGAAAACTAAATGGGAAAATAGCAGAAGGAGCAAGAGCGTTAGCTGTATGGGCGTATTTTACAATTAAAATTGAAAGATATCGTTTTGTGCAGTATTCGTGGGAATACGGATCAGAAATCAATGATTTGATAGGATATACGCATTCTGATGAATATGTAAAAAGCGAGATAAATCGACTCATAACAGAATGCTTGGAACCGAATGCCTATATCACAGGCATAACAGATCTTGAAGTAGACAGAAGCAAAGAAACAATGAATATAAAATTCAGATTGCTAACAGAGTATGGAGATGAGGAGATGAATATAGATGTATGAAGATATGACAATGGATGTGATCATGGAAGAAATGATGGAAGAAATGCCAGATGGATTGGATACATCTGAGGGATCACTAATTTATCACTCATGTGCAAAACACGGAGCAAGACTGGAAGAAGTATATACAGAATTGTCGGCACTTGTTGATAATCAGTACAGCGACACTGCTGATCTGGATCATTTGGTAAGATTCGGACAAGAAAAAGGTGTGTACATAGAAGAAGCAACACCAGCACAATTTGAAGGTGTATTTAATGCAACTGTACCGATTGGAACGGAATTCAGCGGAGATGATTACAACTACATTGTAACAGATGTGATCAATGAAGAAGAACATAAGTATAGACTGGAATGTGAAGATGCAGGAACAGAACCAAATGGATGGACCGGAGATCTTATGTGCCTGGACGACATCGACGAGTTAGAAGATGCACAGTTGACGAAATTATTGGTTCCAGGAACAGACGAAGAAGATGAAGAATCTTACAGGATGCGAATAGAAGATTCTTTTGGAATTAAACCGTTTGCAGGAAACAAAGCATACTACAAAGAAGAAGTAGAAGCGATCGATGGAGTTGGTGGAGAAAAGACATACAGGAGAAAAGGCAGCAGTATATCAACTGTTATCATATCAGATGAATACAGAAAAGCATCGAAGGAGCTGATAGATTCAGTACAGAAGCAAGTAGATCCGGTACAAAATCATGGAGAAGGAATTGGAATTGCTCCGATAGGTCATGCTGTGATCATATCAACCGTAAATGAGTATACAGTAAATGTATCAGCAGTAGCGACTTACGATACTGGATACTCAGCAGAAGGTTTGAAAACGCAGATTGAAGATGCGATCGAAGAATATATGTTATCACTGCGAAAAACATGGGTTGATACAACTTCGATTATTGTGAGAAGGGCAGCAATAGAAAACGCGATATACAATATTGACGGAATTACAGACGTAACAAACGTACTCATAAATGGCGGTACTGAAAACATTACGTTGCAAGAAAATGTAATACCAATAAAGGGGGCGGTGTCATGCAGTTAGAAATCCCGGCAGCAATAGAAAACATAGATGAAATCATGGCAATTTATGCAGCAGAAGAAAAGGTTGGGCAACGCCTGGAAAAAGAAATAAGGGATAGAGATCTTGATACTTGTATTCGCACAGCAACCGAATACGGAATATCGAGACGAGAAAAAATCCTAAAAATACAGCCGCAGGATACAGATAGCCTGGAAGATCGAAGATTTAGAGTGCTAATAAAATGGTACGACGATTATCCATATACATACAACGATCTCTTAAATCGCTTAAATAATCTACTGGGCAATGGAAATTATACACTGGTAGTATTGCCAGAAGAAATGGAACTGAAATGTTTAGTGGAACTAACAAGGAAGCAAATGTATGCTGATTTTGAAAAATTAATGGATGAAATTGTTCCGATGAACATGACAATGGACATAGGGTTACGATACAACCAGCACGAAACATTACATGCATTTACACATGATTATTTGAAAAAATACACACATGAACAGGTTAGAAATACTGTTCTGAAAGGAGAATGAAGATGGCAACGAAGACAACGAATTATGGATTGGAAAAACCGGACGGAACAGATTTTTATGATGTCGATGTACAAAACAGCAACATGGATATTATCGATAAACAAATGAAAGCAAATGCTAATGCTATTACGCAGCTAAATTCTGATATGTCAAACTTGAAATTCGACATTATACGACTATCTGGTACAACAGATGAATATGGGCAGCTTTGGGTCGGTGCTCCCAATATCGAATTAGATAAAGTTGCTTATATTGACTGCTTAACTAGCACTTTTTCAAGATCAATTGCACCTTATGGAATTATAAATCTTGAAAGTATTGAAAATGATGGTTTGAAGTTCAGACTAATTGCAACTAATAATTCTACATTCAACAACTATTCAATTGATAAGAATGTTTTTGTAGTATACAAATATTAATAGCAACTAATCAAATTGTATAATATGACGCGGAATCATTAAGTTTGCAACAACAACACCATCATTAATGCTGTCTTTACATCTTATTTTAATAGTATTATCTTCGAATGTTACATACCCAGTGTTTCCTATAGGTGTCCAGTTATAACTCAACACCTCACACGGTGCAAAAATTGCCCTAACAAAACGACCATTATCCGGAATGTTACATAGTATCTGATCAGTGTTTCCACCTGTCAAATTTCCTGATTTATAGATCATTATCATTGCAACATTCTTGTTAAGTGTTATTTCGATTCCACCAGCCGAATGTGAATCAAATTCTAATTCAGAATTTAGCTGCGGAAGTCTACGAATCCTCCGCAGCGGAAAAGAGTATAATGCACACATAACACACAAAGGAGAAAGTATTATGCGTGACAGAATTATAAGCAATGTTTTGATTAAAATGGGCAGCAGAATTAAGAAAAAAGAATTGCAATTTCTTGAGAACGTGTTGGTAGAAGAGTTCCAGGATGTTCAGGTTAAGAAAGAATGTACGGATGTTGCAAAGTATAATGATAGTTTGGGAAAACTTAAGGATATGTTCTTGGCAACGTTGATTGTTGAAAACAAGTCAAATCGGACGATTGAACAATATAATCTGCATCTAACACAGTTTGTAAATTACTTTACTGGCAAAGATGCAAAAGATATTGATGCAACAGGTATTCGTAGCTTTTTATATGCATATAAGAAAAATAGAGGGATATCGAATTTATCTCTTAATAATAAGCGATCAGCGATATCTTCTTTTTTCTCATGGTTAGTCGATGAAGAATATATTGACAAAGATCCAACCAGAAAAATAAAGAAAATCAAAGTAACAAAGAAAAAGAAGAAAGCATTTACAGCGGATGAGATGGAGCGTATGCGTATAGCTTGTACAGATATAAGAGACAGGGCTCTTATAGAAATGCTTGCATGCACAGGTTGTCGTGTGTCGGAGCTAAGTAATATAAGCTTGAATGACGTAGATTTTCTGAGAAAGAAAGTACGAATTGTAGGAAAGGGAGATAAGGAGAGAACGGTATTTATTTCAGATACTGCTATGATTTATCTCAACAGATACTTAGAAACAAGGCAAGATAATAATATTGCACTTTTTGTATCCAAAAGGTTTCCTTATGATCGATTACGAAAAGATGGAATTGAGCGAGTAGTAAGAGACCTTGGAAGGATGTGCAACGTGTATGCCCATCCGCACAAATTTAGACGGACATTATGCACAAATCTCATAATGAGAGGAATGCCATTGCAGAATGTTGCGATATTAATGGGACATGCTGACATAAATATGACTGCAAATGTTTATTATGATGCTTCAGATCGGGCGATTGAGTATGAATATATTCGTTATGCAGCTTAAAGAATAATAATCAATCTAATATATAAACTATTAAATCTGCTTAAAAGGGAAGGAGATTTTATTTTTATGCAAAAAATTAAATTTAGAAGCAGATCTCCATGTATTTGTTTAAAAAATATGAAAAATTAAATATCAATAGCACAACTAAATTCTGATAAGACTTGGAAACGAATCTTTGACGGGAAATTATCTGAAGAATTTACCGTGCCCAGTCAATACAAAGAGATCGTAATTCAGATAACAATTGCATACCAAGGTGCTTCGGATATCACACTTCCTGAGATATACATCAATGATTTAGGTCCATGGTGGAATAAGATTACATCTTATCGATATAACGATGCTTACAACGCTTGTATTCTGATGGAGTATAATAACGGAAGTAGAAAAATTAAAATGAATGAAACATGGTTTGTTTGCAATCCTTCTAGTAATAACATAAGCATGATTGTTTATGGACGGAAATAAGTAATTTATTTAACTCCGAAAACTCTGATATATTTAACACCATGATCAGCAGATAATTTTATAGTCGTAGCCGTATCGCTTGCATATGTAAAAGAAGCTACGGATATTGTACTGTCATTCGAACCATGAGCCACGAAACTATAGGATTTTCCTATTTTTTCGAAGATAATTCTTGGGACCGTTACAATGCTACGAATATCATCATCACTAGCACCGAACGCAAATACAATAAATTTGTAATCGCTCAATTTTCGGCCGCCATAGTGGCTAATTGTTTGACTTACTGTTGAGACAGATGTTCCTACTATAATCGTATCGTAATCAGAATTTAGTTGTGCTATTGAATAAAAACAGATAAAAAGGAGAAAAAGATATGGCTGTAAAAACAGTACAAGCGACTATTAACGGTCAAACGTATACGTTAACACTTAACAGTACAAGTGGAAAGTATGAAGCTACGGTAACAGCTCCGTCTAAGAGCTCGTACAATCAATCCGGACATTATTACGGAGTAACAGTAAAAGCAACCGATGTTGCAGGAAACATAACAACAAAAGATGCAGCAGATGCAACTCTTGGAAAATCTTTACGTTTACAAGTAAAAGAAAAAGTTGCACCTATTATTGCGATAACAGCACCGACAGTTGGAACATACTTAACGAATAATAAACCAACGATTACCTGGAAGGTAACAGATGCAGATTCAGGAGTTAATCCGGCAACAATTGGAATTACGATTGATAGTGAAACAAAAATAACAGGAGATTCAATTGCCAAAACGGCAATCACCGGAGGATATCAGTGTACATATACACCGACAACAGCATTATCTGATGGTAGTCACACAATCAAACTTGATGCAAGTGATTATGATGGAAATGCAGCAGCTACAAGCTCAACGTCATTTAAGGTAGATACAGTTCCACCTGTATTAACGTTGTCCAGCCCAACGGACAAACTTGTTACAAATCAGTCTGCATGCACAGTAAAAGGTACAACCAACGATGCAACATCAAGTCCTGTAACAGTTACAGTTAAGCTTAATTCTGGAGCAGCAGAAGCAGTCACAGTTGGAAGCGATGGAAGTTTCAACAAGGCTCTTACTCTTGCAGAAGGTACAAACACAATTATAGTTGTCGCAAAAGATGGTGCTGGTAAGACAACTACAGTAACACGTACCGTTACGTTAAATACAGTGGCACCTACGATTAAGAGCGTAACGATTACACCAAATCCAGTAGATTGTGGAAAAACATTCGTGATCAGTGTAGAAGTTACAAACTAGGAGATGAGTATGGTCAAAAGAGTATTCGGAAAGGTCGATGGCATAGAAGTGAATTATGATCATAGCAAAGGGGACTGGTGGAATGTACCAGTCCCACTTGATATAGATGGAGAATATGTGATCGAAGTAATAGCAGAGGACGAAGCAGGGAACCAAAGCTTTATAACAAGATTATTATATACTGTAAAAGGTGAAAACATTTGCGTGCATCAGTTGCCACTTTCCGGATACTTGTTTGAAAAAGTTGAAAGGAAAATATGCTTCAATAGGATGTACCCAAAATGTAAGGAGGTACAAAGATGATAACTTTCATATTAGGAGAGGACAGACATGTAAAGTATTTTGTTCATTCAATAGGTCAATATGATTATTTTGTGATAAAGGATGCAAAATTTTCGTTGTTGCATAATGGCAAGCAAGAGGCAGCAGGCGTTTGTACAATCGAAAAAGACGAAGAGAAAAATGGTTATTATGTTGATGTAAAAATACAACCAGTGCAAAAAAGCAGGATGTACACCTTAGAAATAGAATTAAAAATTGCAGATGAAATTATAAAAAACAGGGAGAAGATGGAGGTAATTTAATGATAAAAATTGAAAAAGTTGAATTGTCTCCAAATCCTGTTGTTGTAAATGGAAAAGTAAAGATTTCTGTAACGATTGTTACGCATAATTACTTAAACAAAAATTATACACACAAACAGTTAGCGACTTATACACATAAACAGTTGAAAGACAGAGGAACAACATGATAAGAATTAGAGAAAGACCACGAATGGTCTTATTTTTATGCAAAAATTAAATTTTCTTTAAGGAAAGGAAAGTGAGGTCATGAAGAAAAATATGGAACAGGCAAATTATGTTAAAGCAATCATAACGGGAATATTGGCATTCTTATCGTCTTTGTTAGGAATATTAGCAATTCCATGCGGACTAATGGTATCAAGCAATCTGGTTGATTATGGAACTGGATTGATCGCAAGCAAATTTAGAAACCAGGATATAAATTCTTATAGATCTATTCGTGGAATATTTAAAAAAATTGCAATGTGGTTGCTTGTCGTAGTTGGTGCGATCGTCGATGAAATGATTAAGTATTCAACTGCACAAATAGGAATTGACATAAAGGTTCAGTTTTTGATTGCAAGCATTGTGGCGATCTGGATTACATGTAATGAGGTGATATCAATTTTGGAGAACATCCAAGATATCGGTGTTCCAATTCCAGGATTTTTAAAACCATTAGTGAAAAATATTAGATCACAGGTAGAGCACCAGACGGATATTCTGGAAAATGATGAGGAGGAAGAATAAATGGCAAAAGCAAGCACAATTCTTAAAAAAGCAAAAAGCTACATTGGAACAAAAGAAAACCCAGCAAACAGCAATAATGTAAAATTTAACACAGATTACTATGGGCACAGTGTAAAAGGGAGTTCTTATCCTTGGTGCTGCGCATTTGTATGGGATATCTTTAGGATGTGTAATGCATCCGATCTGTTCTTCGGGGGCAAAAAAACAGCATATTGTCCAGATGTAGAGAATTATTACAAAAAACATGATCGCTGGCACTCAACTGGACAGGCAGGCGATCTCTGCTTGATGGATTTTGGAAAAGGAAGAGCGAGTCATATTGGAATTGTGGAAAAAGCAAACAAGGATGGAACATATACGACAATTGAAGGAAATACATCTAAGAGTAGCGATGATAACGGCGGTGCAGTAATGAGAAGAACAAGAAGAAAGAGTGTAATCCGCGGATTTGCAAGACCAGCGTATGATCCAGAGAAATATACAACAGTAAAGAAGACGTCCGATAAAGGTGCGATCAAATGGATGCAGAAAAAATTGAACGAATTAACACCAGGAACAAATATCGAAGTAGATGGTATTTGGGGCAAAATGACAACCGCACAGCTTAAGAGATATTGGAAACGATTAGGATGGAGCACAGCAGGATCTTACTGTGGCAAAAAGACATGCAAAGCATTGTACGCAAACAGAAAAAAATAATGAAACCGGGGAGAAATCCCTGGTCTTTTTTTATGCAAAAAAATAATGAAAATTTAGGAAAAACATTGACATATGGTGCACCATATGGTATTATATATACATAAGGAGGTGAGAAGCAGATGAGCAAGAAAAAGAAAAAGCGAAAACTTAAAGAAGCGGTTCTCGTATTCAGCATCATTCAAAGTGTGGTAACTACGATATGCATGATATACGAAGCATTCTTTAAGTAATCGCAAGGCGGTGGGTAAATCCCACTACCCACTGCCTATTTTAAATCATCTGTGAAAAAATGTCTATGGTTAAAGTAATAACAATATCAACCTGGATAACATTTATGTGCTTGTGTTATTTGGCAGTCAAAAATGGATTAGATTTGTTTACAGGTATAGCATTGATTACCAATATTGTAAGTAATGTAATAAATATGATATATCTTTTAAAAGAAAAGGAGTGATAGCGTGCCAGTAGGAAAACCAACACCACAAACAATAGCAACAAAAAAATATGAGAAAAAAGCTGGTTGGATGTCAAAATCTTATAAATTAAAAAGAGAAGTAGTAGAAGAATTTGCGAGAGCTTGTGAAGAAGAAGGCGTCAGCCAGGCAAGCCAGTTAACAAAGATGATGAAAGAGTTTGTTGAAAAGCGAAAATAGTCAGGGATTTCCTGGCTATTTTTCTTATAAAAACTTTATACGCACTTACAGCAAGGTCATCCATTCGGGACAAGACACCTTCTTCCCATCACAATACTGCGTAAGGATCGGCTGTCTCACATTTGGACGTGACAGATAATCCGCAAAAATCTCATCAACGATCGTATTAATAGAATTATAAGTTGTCTTTCCAGGAATGAATTTATGATCATAAGCTGTAGAAGATGTGATCGTAAAATCATGCCCTTTATTTCTATACCATTCTGTATACACACGATTCAAAGTAAATGACATGATCGCAAGAATATTTGCTTCAAGCGTTGCCCTTGGCCAAGTGGAATAAATCTCACAGGCGGCAACATTTTTGATGTAATCTTTGTAGCGGACATAATAATTTTGCGCAGTTTTATCACCGACAGGACCATCATGAACAATAATATATTCAGGAATCACCACCCTGCTTAAAACGATCTCACCGCTTTCGTTGACTGGCTTGATCTCAGATTCCGCAATCTTGGGAGGATAATTACCCCATAATGTATGCGGACCGATCACGATCGGGTGTTCTTCTGTTGGAGTGTGGGTTTCTTCAGGAATCATGGAAACAGGCTGCAGGCCTTCCACACCAGAAAGAATCTGTGCACCTGAGATCGTGACAGGTTTATATTCATCAGAATGTATTTTTAGATTATATTCAGAATAAGGCTGATTTTCACTCGGAGACATGCTGTATTCCACGGGAGGAGCAGGGAGGTCAACGACAGGTGTCTGCCCATTTTCATCAGTAGATACAGTCTCAAGAACAGAATCAGGATCACCAGTATAAGAAATCTCGATCGTAGCGTTAGGGATCGGGACGGATCTTTGTCCTGAAGTTACCTGTATTTTTAACTGTCCATGATCGACAAGATTGTTAGTTTGTATTTCTGGCAT